ACTTACATACGACAGTGTACGTATCATGATGCTGTTCATCACAACGATGTCCGCAATGATGCTGACGATCGCATTGATTTAACAAGGAGAAAGCATGAACCCCCACGCCGTACATTCAGATTCATACGTACTAAGAACAATGAGAGGACACTATGTCAAAGACGACAGCGGACTGTACCGACAGTTCAAAACCAAAATCCACGCGCAAGCGTTCGCAGAAAATAACCTCAGCGAAGACGTGTTCATCGTCCCAGTTCGAGTCGCCATCACACCCACTGTCTCAGGCCGACCTCGTCAAGTGGTGGCCGTTCACAAGGCTGGACCCCAAGAAGTTTCCAAAACCAATTACACCTATCTATGAGGACGCACTACTATGATTTCAAATGACAAACAAATCGGCATGAAGTTCGACGCAGGCAAGCTCGACTACACGCTCGTCCCTTGGGATGGCTTGGAAGAGATCGTCAAGGTCTTGGCCTTCGGCGCTCAGAAGTATGACCGTGACAACTGGCGCAAGGTTGAGTTCGCGCAGACACGCTACCTCGCTGCTGCCTTCCGACACTTGGCCGCATACAACATGGGCGAGAAGACTGACTCAGAGACAGACATCTCCCACCTCGCACACGCAGGCTGCTGCTTGCTGTTTTTATTAGCACTGGAGAAACGCAATGGCAGCGACACCTGAATCAAAAGTAAAGCTCAAGCTACGCAAGTATCTGTCGCAGTTGGGTATCTATCACTTCATGCCAGCAGCTAACGGCTTTGGCCGTGCAGGTATCCCAGACATCATCGGCTGCTTCAACGGGCAGTTCGTGGCGTTCGAGTGCAAGGCAGGCAAGGGCAAGACAACAGCGCTGCAAGAGCGAGAGATCGCTGCCATCCAAGGCGCTAAGGGTTGGGCATTCGTCATCAACGAAGCCAACGTGGACAACATAGAAGAACTGTTAAGAATGGAGAGAAGCAAATGCGACGTACGCTAGGAGAAACAAAAGAAGCGCTGGAGTTCATGCTCAAGATCGACCAGCTATCCAAGTACCAACGTGAGCACATGCGTATCGTGATTGAGATGCTGATCGACTGCTGCCTGAGTGATGACATACGTGGCGTAGTAGTTGTAAGTAAAGACGATGACCCCCACGCCGTTGTACTGTCGGTTAATAGCTCGGACATGGAGACATCCATCCTGCTGTCCAAAGTAGACCAAGCGTTCATGTTGAAACACATGAGAGATCAACCACCCAAGGAGCAACTGAATTGAGCGCACCATTTAAACAAATCGTAACGATCGACTTCGAGACCTACTGGGACACGAAGATCGGATTCACCCTAACCAAGATGACAACAGAGGAGTACATACGTGACCCAAGATTTAAAGTGTTCGGAGCCTGCATCCACATCTACGGAACCAACGGCATCACGCAGTGGTATCGGGGGAATGAGCTGGCGCGAATACTTTCTACTTTTGATTGGACTACTACTGCTGTTCTCGCACATAACGCTCAGTTTGATGTTTCCATTCTTAGCTGGGTCTACGGAGTTAGGCCTGCTTTTATTCTTGACAGTCTTAGTATGGCTCGCGCAGTTTGAGGTGTCCAAGTTGGCAACTCCCTTGCCAGTCTGGCAGAAGACTTCGGGCTACCAGCGAAAGGCACGGCCGTGCATACCACGAACGGGCTCACGGAACTCACGCCGCCAATTGAAAAAGAACTCGCGGAGTACTGCCAGCACGACGTCTTCCTGTGCGAAGAAATATTTAAGAGGCTTGCCCAAGGCTACCCTTCTAAGGAGCTCCGTCTCATCGACATGACCCTGAAGATGTACACGAACCCAGTGTTGCAGCTTGACGCCCTCATGCTAGGCAACGCCATTGAAACAGAAAAGGAAAACCGTGAAGCCCTTCTTAAAAAGCTCGACGTGGAAGAAAGTGATCTTGCATCGAACCCAAAGTTCGCGAAGATTCTCGAAGCTCTTGGAACACCTGCGCCGTATAAGACGAGCAAGACCACTGGCAAGCCAGCTCTTGCGCTCGCAAAGAGTGATGCGCACTTCCAGCAACTACTCAACGGCGAGAACGAAGACGTTGCCCTACTTTGTGAGGCACGCCTTAAAGTTAAATCGACGACTGAACGAACACGAGCGCAACGCTTTCTCGACATTTCCCGTCGCGGCACGCTACCTGTCCCCTTGTCGTACTACGGTGCGCAAACTGGGCGCTGGACTGCAAGCAAGGGTAGCGCCATCAACATGCAAAACCTCAAGCGAGGTTCGTTCCTACGCAAAGCGATTATGGCTCCCCAAGGACACCAGCTCGTCGTTGGCGACTTATCGCAGATTGAACCGCGAGTGCTTGCGTGGTTGGCGGATTACCAAGATATGCTCTCGATCTTCCGTGCGGGTGGTGACCCTTACGCCGCGTTCGGTGCGCAAATGTTTAACATACCCGGCCTTAATAAAAACACTCACCCCGACCTTCGGCAGTCTGCGAAGAGCGCGCTCCTTGGTTGCGGGTATGGCCTTGGTTGGGCCTCGTTTGCTGCGCAACTCTTGGTGGGTTTCCTTGGGGCACCGCCTCAGCGCTATGACAAAGACTTCGCGAAGAAGCTCGGCGTTGACAAGGAATACATCGACCGCTTCACGGACTACGAGGACAACGTCAAGAAGATGATGGACATCCCGCACATCTGCACGACCAAGGAGTTGCTGATTCACTGCGTTGCAGCCAAGAAGATCATCGACATCTACCGCTCGACAGCGTACCCAGTTGTTGGTTTTTGGGAAATGTGCTCAGGTTTGTTGGTGTCCGCCCTTGCAGGCGGCAAGGAATTCAGGTATAAATGTCTCACATTTAAAAAGGGTGAGATTGTTCTGCCAAACGGCATGAGCCTTCTATACCCGAACCTACGACAAGAAGCTGAGAAAGATGCTGCGGGGAAACCCATCAAGGACAAGCAAGGCAAGACCAAGATGAACTGGGTCTATGGTGAGGAAGGCAAGCTGCCTACCAAACTGTACGCTGGGAAGATAACGAACAACGTGACGCAAGCTGTGGCTCGCATCGTGATGACTGACGGCATGTTGCGGGTAGCAAAGAAGTACCCCATCGTGGGAACAGTGCATGATGAATTGATTGCAGTGGTGCCTGACGCAGAGGTAGAGAGTGCTAAGACTTGGGTCTTGGCGCAGATGACTATGGAGCCAAGCTATTTGCAAGGTGTTCCATTGGATGCTGACGGTGGTGCACATCGTCGCTATGGGTTAGCGAAGAACTGACGGAGGTTCTATGGCCAGATACACAACGTGCAAAGACATGGACCGTGTAGTTGGTGCGCTGGTGAAAGACGGATGGGTGCTCACAAAGAATGGGCATGGCCGTCTCACCCACCCAAGCGGCAAGTACATCACGTTCAGCGTGACGCCAAGCGACAAGTATGCGTTCAAGCAACTAGAGCGAGACGTGAAGAGATTGTTACAACAACTGGAGAAGCAAGATGACTGAGTTTTACGAAGAAGTGGATATTGTGTTCAAAGCTAAGGTGGTGCGCTTGAAAGGTCGCAAAACCGACTGGGTCGGTGAGCTGTATAGCCAACTGGATTACCTGATACGCAGTGACAAGAACATGCTGGTCGGCTTGTCAAAGTTAGACACATACACAAAAGGGAAAAAAGATGAACATACCAAAAAAGATTAAGGTCAGCGACAAGTGGTACAGCGTTGACGTGGTTGAGTCCATGCAGCGCAAAGGCCACATGGGATACACCAACTACGAGGACAAGACCATAGAGGTCAGCCGCAAGAGCACATCAGGGCGTGCGTACAAAGAGTGCGACGTCCGCGATTCGTTCTGGCACGAGTTGGTTCACGCCATACTCAAGGACATGGGGCACGAGCGCCTCAACAGAAACGAACAGTTCGTCACACGGTTTGCTAACCGCCTTTCATCCGCAATAGATTCAGCGAAGTTCTAACATGACAACACACAAAGTAGTATGGAGCCACAGTGCTCTGAAAGATTACGAGAGCTGCGCTCTCAAGTACAAAGAGGTGCGTGTCCTGAAGAACTACAAGTTCACTGAGACACAAGCCACCAAGTACGGCACGCTGCTGCACGAAGCTGCGGAGTTCTACATCAAGGACGGCACACCGCTTCCGACAGAGTTTGAGTTCATCAAAGAGACGCTCGATGCTTTGAACAAGAAGCCCGGCCGTAAGCTATGCGAACACAAGATGGCGCTGACGACTGACCTCCAGCCTTGCGGTTGGGTTGGTCCTGAAGTGTGGGTGCGAGGCATTGCAGACTTGCTGATCTTAGATGACGACAACCTTACAGCATGGGTCGTTGACTACAAGACGGGCAACAACAAGTACCCTGATCGTGAGCAGTTGAAACTCATGGCGCTCATGGTGTTCAAGCACTTCCCGCATATCAGAAAGGTCAACGCAGCATTGCTGTTTGTGGTCAAGAATGATATGGTTAAGACCAGCATGTCGGTGGACCAAGCCGATGCTGAATGGTGGCACTACCGTCAACGCATTGCTCGTATCGAGCAGGCGCACGACACCGACGTGTGGAACGCCAAACCCTCCCCTCTATGCCCGTGGTGCCCAGTCACTACGTGCGTTCATCATCCCAAACACTAGGATAAATCATGGCTACTAAACCACGCGACTACAAAAAAGAATACACCGAATACCAAGGCAAGCCCGAGCAGATCGCCAATCGTGCAGAGCGTGTGAAAGCGCGACGCATTATGGAGAAGACGGGCGCTGCTAAGAAGGGTGACGGCAAAGACGTTGACCACATCAAGCCGTTGAAGAGCGGCGGCACATCAGCCAAGAGCAACCTACGTATGCGAAGCAAGTCAGCTAATCGCGGCGACAAATAAAAATAACGGAGAAGCAAATGGAAATCGTGGAAGACAAAGCGCTCATGTTTAGAACGCGCAATCCACACAAGTACAGCATCATCCCCAAGCACAAGATCGTCAGCGATGACGGCAAAGGCGGTTTTGAAATCGCAGTGTATTGGGGTCTCGATGAAGTACGGGTGTTGAAAAACTTAGGCGTCAAAGATGTACCCTCGCCGATCACTCGGCGCTACAACTGGCCCGGCAAATACAAACCTATGGCGCATCAGATCGAGACGGCAGCGTTCTTGACTATGCACCGCAAAGCGTTCGTGTTCTCCGAGCCTGGCACTGGTAAGACACTCTCTGCTCTGTGGGCTGCCGACTACCTAATGCAGCGCGGCGAAGTAAGGCGTTGTTTGATTCTGTGTCCTCTCTCCATCATGCACAGCGCGTGGCTAGGAGACTTGAACAACAGCATCATCCATCGCTCTGCCGTTGTCGCGCACCATGCGCAGGCTAGTCGCCGCATCGAGATGGTTCAACAAGACTACGAGTTCGTCATCGCAAACTACGACGGGTTGAACTTGATCGCTAGTGAGATTGCAAACGATGGCCGCTTCGATCTAATCATCGTGGACGAGGCCAACGCATACAAGACCATGACGACCAAGCGTTGGAAAGCGCTGAAGTCTATCGTCGGTCCGAACACCCACCTGTGGATGATGACGGGTACACCTGCATCGCAGTCACCTGCCGATGCGTATGGCTTGGCCAAGTTGGTCAACCCCGATGGCGTGCCTAAGTTCTTTACAGCGTGGCGTGATGCAGTGATGAACAAAGTCACGATGTTCAAGTGGGCACCCAAACCCAATGCACCTGAGTTGGTACATGAGGCGTTGCAACCAGCGATTCGTTTCACCAAAGAGATGTGCTTGGACTTGCCACCTGTCATCACGATGACCCGCGAGGTTCCGCTGACACCACAGCAGGCCAAGTACTACAACTTGTTGAAAGACCAGATGCTGGTGCAGGCAGCAGGAGAAACCATCACAGCGGTCAACGCTGCGGCTGGCGTATCCAAGTTGTTGCAGATCAGTTGTGGGGCTGCCTACACAGACGACCGTGAAGTAGTTGAGTTCGACTCAGCACCACGCTTGCACGTGTTGGAGGAAATCTTGGAAGAGACGAACCGCAAGGTACTGATCTTCGCGTTGTTCCGCAGCACCATCGACACAGTCGAGCAGCACCTCAAGAAGAAGGGCATCGGCGTTGAGTGCATCCACGGCGGCATCACGGCAAGCAAACGCGCTGACACCATCCGACGCTTTCAAAATGAACCTGACACTCGCGTGTTGGTGATGCAGCCTCAAGCATCAGCGCACGGCATCACGTTGACTGCTGCCGATACGGTTGTGTTCTACGGTCCTTTGATGTCGGTCGAGCAGTACGTTCAGTGCATCGCACGCTCAGATCGCAAGGGTCAGGACTCCGACAAGGTGACGGTCATCCACATCCAAGGCTCCCCCATCGAGAAGAAAATGTTTAAGGCATTGGAGGGCAAGGTAAGTGACCACTCACTATTAACCCAAATGTTCGACACAGAAATAAATTCCTGAAAGGAGTTGCAACCCAGAGTTTTTTATGTACACTGTCCAACCTTAGACAAAAAAATAGGAGAAGCACAATGTCTGAAGATGTAATCCCCCTCGATAAACTTGCAAAGGTTTATCGCAAAATCAAAACACAGATCGACACCTTGACCCAAGAGTACGACACGCAAGTGGAAGCGCTCAAGGCACAGCAAGACCAGATCAAGTTCGCAATGAAGGACACGATGAAGACGCTTGGCGTCAGCACGGTCCGCACAGAATTCGGGACGGTTTCCTTGGTGACCAAGACCCGCTACTCGACGCAAGACTGGGACTCATTCAAGAAGTTTATTCTTGAGCACGAAGTCGTAGACCTGCTGGAGAAGCGTATCGCGCAAACCAACATGGCAAACTTTCTCGAAGAGAACCCCGGTGTTCTACCACCGGGACTTAACGCGATGACTGAGTACGACATCTCAGTTCGCAAACCCACCAACTAAGCACCTTTAAGGAACTGCTATGACAAAGAAAATCACCCCGGAAACCCTAGCGGCTTTGCCCGTTATGGAAGACACCGTGACCGCAACCCCAACAGTAGAGCAAAGCGATCGCTGGACTCGTCAGACAGCCGTTGAGCTGTCGCTCCAACACCACAAGATTAACGGCGGCATGTTGACGGTTCCACAACTGATCGACAACGCAAAACAATTCCACGCTTACATCTCAGGAGAATAAACATGAGCAACATCGCACTTTTCAGCCCAGCAAACGTCCCCGCCTTCGCACGTAACAACGAACTGTCTGACACCGCCAAAGCCCTGACCGGTGGTGGCGTCAACAACAGCAAGCGTATCTCCATCAAGGGCGGCGTGTTCCGTCTCTTGGCCGGTGGTAAAGAGATCGCTACTGTGGACGAGCGCTTCTTGGACGTCATCATTGTGAAGGCTGCCCCCAAGGTCAGCCGCGTGTTCTACGCCAAGTCCTACGACAGCGAGAACGTGACCGGCCCAGATTGCTCAAGCAACGACGGCGAGCGTCCAGACGCACACATCAAGACACCACAGAACAGTGCTTGCCACAACTGCCCACAGAACATTGCTGGCTCAGGTACAGGTAACACACGCGCTTGCCGCTTCAACCAGCGTCTCGCAGTGGTCTTGGAGAACAACCCAGAAGGCGACGTCATGCAGTTGACCCTGCCTGCTACGTCAGTTTTCGGTAAGGAAGAAGGCGACAAGCGTCCGTTGCAAGCCTACGCTCGCTACCTCGCAGTGCAGAACCCTCCGATCAACCCCGAGCAGATCGTCACTCGCATGAAGTTCGACACCAAGTCTGAGTCACCCAAGCTGCACTTCGCACCCACACGCTGGTTGACCGAAGACGAGTACGCGATCGTGAAGAACCAGTCCGAGAGCGAAGATGCCAAGCGTGCTATCCAGCAGAACGTGGCGCAGATCGACGGCGTGAAGCCTGCCGCTGCCCCCTTGAAGCTCGAAGGCAAGCCATTGGTTGAGACCGTTGAGGAAGACGAAGCGCCAGCACCCGCTCCTAAAGCGGCAAAGCCAAAAGCCAAGGCAGTCCCAGTGGAAGCTGACGACGAGCCAGAAGTCCGCAAGGAACCTGCCAAAGTAAGCGCCGTGCCAGCAGGCAAAGGCAAACTGTCCGACATCGTGTCCGATTGGGACGACGAGTAACAAGTTCGGGGGTGTAGTTGAAGTCGCCTCGACCTGTACCCATGCGGTGCCGTTCAAAGCAGGTCCGCTACACCCCCACCTAAATATTATGGCCTACTCACAAAAAATCATTGACCTCGTGAAGTCGTCGCCGAAGACGCCGGGCAATCAGCTTGGGCGTTGGGCGGTTCACTTGGATTTCCCCGTAACCAAGATCGCGTATGCGTTGGGCGTAACCCGCCAGACCGTGTACAACTGGTTCGATGGCAAGGACGTGTTCGTCGCGTATCAAAACCGCGTCGATCTACTGGTAAAAATAATGTCCACGTCAAAGACAGCGGACGAAGCATGGAGAAAAATATGTCGGGAATACAACCTAGAAGCCTGAGCAACCGTGAGCTGATTACGTACGCCCTCTCAGAGATGCACAACGAAGACGGTATGCCGCTGCCCTACCAGATAGAACTTCTGCGCCGTTTCAACTTGCTTGCAGAACTGGACGACGCACCCGCCGAAGACCCTGCACAGCTCGAACTCTTTCCCGAAACAAAATAAAAACCAAGGACGACTATGGAACCGCTTGAGTTTCTAGCGGAGGTTTTGCCGCCACCCGGTAACGGGTACTACTGCGTGGCAGAGCTGACTAAGAAGAAAGAGCACGTCTATGTGGAGACGCTTGAGGAGGCGCAACCCACAATCGACAAATGGAACAAGCTCGGATACGACATCTACTTCGGTCTGGGTACGTTCGGAGAAGCAGGCTCACGCGTAGCCTCAAATGTCCACATGTGCAAAGTCATCGCTGTGGACGTGGACTGCAACCACCCCAAGGACATCCCCGATGCGGACGGTGTCGTCAAACAGAAAGCCTACCCTTCACCCAAGGCAGCAGCCAACGCTATCGTCAAGTTCTCGGAAGAGTCTGGGCTGGCAGCGCTGGGTAGCCCTTGGTTGGTGGCATCAGGCGGCGGGGTACACGCATACTGGCCGCTCAAGGAAGCCGTCTTCATCGAGGACTGGAAGCCTGTGGCCGAAGCGTTCAAGCGCCTGTGCTTTCAGAAGGGCTTGCAGATTGACCCAACAGTAACGGGCGATGCGTCACGTGTCTTGCGTGTACCGGCCACCGTGAACAACGGCGTCAAGGGCAAGAACAAAGTGCGCGAACTGACCCACGTCACGTTCAAGAACCAAGGCGACATCTTCGAGCTGGACGACATCCGCGCTGTGCTGGAGCGAGAGCTGGTTGGCACGCCCTACGAGGCGAAGAACCTACCCGCACCTAGCCTGAACCTGCCCGGCCAACGCCCATCCCAAGAGCTGTCAGCTACGACGGTCAAGTTGTTTGAGAACAGCGTGACTAAGTTCGGCATCATCTACAAGAAGACCAAGGCTGGCGAAGGCTGCGAGCAGTTGCGCCACTACGTAGAGAACGCATCGGACGACGGCATGGAACCGCTCTGGCGCGGTCTGTTGAGCTACGCACAGAAGTGCGAAGACGGCCTGAAAGCTGCGACGTGGTTGAGCGGCTTGCACCCATACGACACCGAGCGCATGAACCAGAAGCTGGCCGAGATCAAAGGCCCGTACCCTTGCACGAAGATGGACTCGGAGAACCCCGGCGTCTGTGTTGGTTGCAAGCACTGGGGCAAGATCACCAACCCCCTGATTCTCGGACGTGAGACTGCGGTCGTCACAGAAGAAGTCGTCATCGAGGTTGAGTCAACGCCCGGCAAGAAGGAAGATGTCCGACGCCCTGAAGCACCACGTGGCTACGCCTATGGCCAGCGCGGTGGCGTATTCATGGAGAAGGAAGACGAAGATGCCAACGGCAACAAGGTGGTCAAGCAGGTGATGCTGCTGCCGTATGACCTGTTCCCCGTAGACATCCTCAACACCAACGGCGACCACACAATTCACATGCTGGCCCTGCGCCCAACTGGAGCGCAGACAGTGACCCTACCGCAAAAGGCGGTAGTAAGTAAGGACGACACTATGAAACAACTGGCAAGCCAAAACATCATCGCCGCATTTGGCGGTGGCAACGACGCCAACCTGTTCGGGTATATCCGCGCAGCCGTGGAGAAAATGTCCACAGAGAAAGCCCCAATCGCTGTTCCAGCAAGCTACGGCTGGCAAGACGACGACAGCTTCGTGTTCGCTGGCGCTGTCTATAAAGCTGGTCAGGAACCCATCAAGGTTCCAATGGCTGGCCTTGAGAACATCGTCATGAACACGCAGCCTACCGGTACGCTAGAAGCATGGCGCAAGTTCATCAACATGCTGGTGGCCAAGAAGATGTGGGATCACCTCGCTGTTATCTTGGCAAGCGCTGGCTCACCGCTGATGCGCTTCACTGGCCTGCACGGTATGACGGTTCACTGCGCTTCGACCGAGTCAGGTACGGGTAAGACATTGGCGTTGGACGGCGCAGCATCTATCTGGGGTCACCCCATCCACTACCGCACGGGCGCTGGCACTTCACCTGTTGCTATGCAACAACGCTTGGGTCTGCTGCACAGCACGCCCCTGATTACAGACGAGATCACATCCAAGAACCGTGAGGGCTTCGAGTGGTTCCCATCCTTCCTGCTTAGTATGAGCGAGGGGCGCGGCAAAGAACGTATGGAGTCAGGCTCGAACAAAGAGCGCTTGAACCTGTCTACTTGGTCAGCGATGGCCATCATGTCTTCAAACACACACGCCGTGGACTACATGACTGGCGCACGCAACCACTCCTCAGAAGGTGAACTGCGTCGCTTGATCGAGTACATCATGGACGAGAAGCTGTCGTGGACCCCTGACGAGATCGAGATCATCAAGTCCTTGCAAGACAACTACGCGGTGGCCGGTGACGTGCTGGTGCGCTTCATGGTCAACAACATCAAAGACATTGAGGCTCTGGTCAAGAAGACGGTGCGCCACATGTACGACGAGTACAAGGCTCCCAACGACGAGCGCTTCTGGATGGCGGGGGTAGGCTGCGCCATTGCTGCTGGTGTGATTATGAACAGCGAACACGCCAAGGTTGCCGAGTTCCCCCTGGCCGAGATACTGGAGAGCTACCGCCGCCAGATCACAAACCAGCGCCTGAGTATCAGCGGGGGCAAGCGCAGTGCCGAGGATGTGCTCAACGCCTACACCCAGGAATACCAGGGCAAGTTTGTCATCGTCAAGTTTGGCGAGAAGGCTGGCCCCTTGGCGCATCTGGGGGACGGTACTGCGGTGGACAAGAACACCACCAGGGGCGAGGTCATGGGCCGCGTAGAGTGGGGCGTAACGCCCGACCACATTGACTTCTTCATTGAAGAGCGTCTACTCAAAGCGTTCTGTTCAAACCGCAGCTTCAGCTACACCGCGCTCAAGCGCCAGCTTGAGAAGGACTTCACCGTGCAGTACTTGAAGAAGAAGGACTTGCTGGCCAAGACCAGCGGCCCCCCGCTTCGAGTCGCCGCCATGCACATCAGCCGCCGCATATCGGAAGTGGATGAAGAAATTAAGAATCAACTATCCCTGGGCGCGACTTGAGAAAGGGCAGGGGTTCTTTGTCCCCTGCCTTGATTTAGAAGCTGTCCGAGAAGAGGGCCTGCGCAAAGCCCTTCACCACCGCCTGTTTGATGCCCGTGCCGAACCATGTGTTCGGGACGGGTTTACTGGCGTATGGTTCTTTCGGATTGTTTATAAAACCGCTCCGCTATCTTATTCTCAAAGCGCTTCAAGCGATCCAGCCGTTCGTCCTTCTGAGCCGTAGTCAACCGGGGGTTGTCGCGGATAGCGCGTTCTTCTGTGAACAGCGTTCCCATCTCTTGCCTGAACGCCCCGGCCTCATCTTTCATGGCCAACAGGTTGCTCTCGCGCTGGGCGAATGCCCTGGCTTCGGCTCTCTGCCCTTTATTCATCAGGCTTTCATAGGTGTTTGAGGCCTGCACAATATCGTCCATGCGCTCGTAAGCGCGGTCGATCAAGAACCGCCCTTCGGCTGAATGGAACAAGCCGCCAATCAATGGCTGCTTGCTGGCTGGTGTAGATGCTTTCTGCCCACCAACGCCCGTTGCAAACACAGGGTCAAGCATGTGCAACGCGGAAATCCCCAGCATGCTGGTGTAGCTCTTTACAAAGTGCTCCAGCATCAGCGGCGACACTCCAACAACTCCAGTAAACGACCCCAAAGCCTTGGCCACCTCGGTAGTGCCTGGGCGATAGCGCTCTGCTGGCGCAAGCATTTTCTCGCGCTGGCTCTCTATCGGCCCAAACGCTGTCTGGCCGTAGTACGCTTCCAACCAAGGCTTTGCGCCCACAGGCACGACCCCAGGCGCGGACTGCCACAGCAGCTTGCCAATACCCTTGATCGCTTCCTCCGCCTTTGTGTCGCGGATGGCTACGTCCACTATGGCCTGGGGAAGTGCCATAAACAGAACGCCGACCTCGTATGGAATGGGGATTTTCAGCGGGTCTTTTACGCCTGGGATATACACGAAGAAGTTGCCGTAGCGCTCTTCGGGCGTGGCCTTCTTGTAGGCTTCGTCGTCTTGCATCATGATGGCGTAGGCCATAGCGCCAGTCATCAGCATCATGGCACGGGCCTTC